ATGCCACGCGTACAGATCCCTGTAGTCACCGCGAGCCGCGCGGGAGTCGCGCTCACTGCGACGGCCGGCGACCCGGTGAACAACCACTACGTCGCCAATGACGGCCAGGTCGGCATCATCGTGAAGAACACGGGCTCGACCGTGGCCCGCACGGTGACGTTCCACGTGGCTCGTAAGGTCGATGGCTTCAGCGTCGACCCGCGGACGGAGACCCTCGCGGCTGGCGAGGAGCAGCTCTTCGGACCGTTCGACGTCCACGAGTACGGCAGTTACCTGCTCATCGACGTGGACAACGCCGAACTGACGATCAAGGCCGTCAAGGTCTGACACAAGCGAAAAGCCCGACCGTGAGGCCGGGCTCTCGAACCCCCGCATCGGCGGGGACAACTTCAAGTAACAAGCAGGAGCACCCCCGCATCGGCGGGGAGGTGTTGCGCGTTCCACGCTAGCAGACACGCCCCGCCCCGGTGGAGAGTTCCCGGGAGCGGGGCTGAGTTCGTTCAGGAGGACGGCAGCTCAACGACGAAAGCCGCCTCCGCGTTCGGGTCTTCCGTCCCGACGTAGCTCACCTTTCCGCCCTTGGCGGCGACGTCGAGCACCACCTTGCCCGTCACGGACTGTCCCGGCTTGTAGGTCGTATCCAGCTCCGGCCCGTCCCCGACGCCCTCCAGCGTCGTCGCGTCCTGGGCAGCGTGGGTGTCGTCCTCCCACTTCAGCATCCCGTAGAGCATGACATCCGCGGGCGCCTGGCCGACGTTCTTCAGCGTCAGCGTCAGCTCGACGAACTGACCTTGCTCCGGCGTGTTCGACGTATCGATCTCAGCCGGCGTCACGTACTTCGCGCTGACGGCAGTGACGGCCATCTTCGACGTGACCTTGTACTCCCCGGAGTCGTCCGTCTCGCCGTAGGCCCACTCCTTCGTTTCCCCGACCTTGACGACCGGCGCCTCAGCCGCAGGGGCGGACGAGGACGGCTCTTCGACCGGCGCGTCTGCTGCGTCGACTGATGCCTCCGCCACGGGCGCTTCCTTCGAAGTCCCTCCGGAGTCGCTTTCCGACGAGCACCCCGTCACGAGGGCGAACGAAAGAGCGACGGCCGGCACAACGGCACGGCGAATGTAGGCGCGCATAGCGCATCCCCCCATGGATCAGTGGCCATCCCTGGCCACGTGGAGCCCACAGCGTAAGGCACGGGCGCAGGAAGCGGAGGCGCAATGGCGTGGTCAGGCAGCACACGCAGAAGCCGCCTTCCCAAGAACTGGGCCTCTCTTCGGCGCCGTGTCCTGCGCAGGGACAAGGGCCTGTGTCAGATGCCCTTCTCTGACGGGCGCCTGTGTGGGGCAGAGGCCACAGACGTGGACCACATAGAGCCCGGTGATGACCACAGCATGGCCAACCTGAGGGCACTGTGTACGTGGTGTCACGCACGCAAGAGCGCCAGTGAGGGAGGCAGAGCAGCGGCTCTCACACGCGTGCGTATGGACCGTCCTACGCCCGTACACCCGGCCCTGGAGGAGTAGGCATGGCAGGAGCACACGTGGTGCTGGAGGAGGCAGACGACACGGGCGAGCAAGGCGTCAGCATCACGCGAGTGATCATCAATGGTGTTGATGTTGGAAGGCTCGCGAAGGTGCCGAAGATCAACGTCGGCACTGACCGCACGTGCACGACGGTGACGCTCACGCTCGTGCCCAGCCGGCTGGAGATCAGAGGCGAGCACGCCGACGGTGATCGTCGCGAGCCCCGCGCCGGCTTCGGTTCGAAGATCGACTAGCCCCCCGGGGCAGGGGGGTGATCCCCTCCGGGACGATCAGAACACCGAAGAGGTGCTGGGCCTCGCTGTCTGTACGGGTCTGGGGGATGTGGGCGAGGCGTCCACAGACGCCCCGTGGAGGGCCGAACGCCGGCCTCCTGGACTGATCCGGACCCCGAATCGGCAGACGGGCGTACAGCGATCCAGTCTCACAGTCCTCTGTAACAGTGCAGGTCAGAGCATGGACTACCGTAACGCGCCGCTCTAGACTGGACCCCATGAACACACCTACTTGCGAGTGGTGCCCCAACAAGCTGGGGGCGCGACACTCACACCGCGCGCGGTTCTGCTCCACTCGTTGCCGCATGGCAGCGCACCGCGCGGCGAAGAAGGACGCGACTCCCGTCGAGCTGAAGACCCGCGACAGGTGGGTCCGACGCGACGCGCGAAAGGTCCCGCTGACGTCGGCCGGCATGGCTGCGTCCTCGACGGACCCGCAGACGTGGAGCACGCACAAGGACGCTTCCGCCTCGACGGCGGGCGTCGGTCTGGGCTTCGTCCTGAGCGACGAAGACGACATCGTCTGTCTCGACCTGGACCACTGCTTGAATCCGCTCACCGGGCGACTCGCCCCGTGGGCCTCCGCCATCCTCCGCGACGCGGGCGCCACCTACGTAGAGGTGTCCCCGTCCGGCGATGGCTTGCACATCTGGGGCCGCGCGGACGTCCGACAGGGACGCCGCATCCGACGCCCCGACGGTACGGCCGTGGAGATCTACGGGACCGGCCGCTACATCGCAATGACGGGGCGCCGGCATGGCTCCTCGCCCTCTATCCTGGGGGACTTGTCCTCCCTCGTTGCCCGGCTGACGGCGCACCCGAAGATCCCGACAGGGGACCACTCGTGACTGACCGCCCGAACCCGACGCTCCCCGGCGAGACTCTCCGGGCCGTACAGGAGCTTTCGCTGATCCTCATGGATCAGGTATCCGACCCGGCTGTTGCTCGCCGCGTAGCGGAGTGCTTCGAGTTCCTCGACCAACCCGGCGACATGCCGATGTCCGTCGGGTGGTGGCGTCGAGCCGCCGACATGGGCGACCGAGACGCGCGGGACTACCTCCGCGACCTGATTGACCAGGGGAAGGCCGAACGGCTCCCCGACGACGACTGACGGCGTACCTCCCGACAGGGGACGGCACGGCCGTTCCTTACCCGGGAGGTACCCCATGTGCTCGCACCCCGACCACGAGGTGACGACGCTCCCTGACGGCCAGGTGGCCGAGACGCACATCATCACCGCAGAGCAAGCGGCGAAGATGCTCGAAGTGTTCAGGCGTCGCGAGCCGTTCGCGTTCTTCGACGGGGAGCACTCCTAATGGCCGGCCGCGGACCCGCCCCCAAGGATCCGTCGAAGCGACGTCGACGTAACGCCACAGAGCCCGAAACCGTCGTCACTCCCGACGACGAACTCCGCGGCCCCGACCTTCCTGACGGCGTCCTGGGCGTCGACGAGGAGACGGGTCAGATCGTCGAGTGGCACCCGCGCACCGTTGCGTGGTGGGAGTCCTGGCGCACGTCGCCCATGGCTCAGACCTTCGTGGACACCGACTGGGACTTCCTCATCGACACCGCCCTCATGCATCACACGATGTGGGCGAAGGGCCGATGGGAGTTCGCCTCTGAAGTACGCCTCAGAGCGGCCAAATTCGGCGCTACGCCAGAGGACAGGGCCAGATTGAAGCTGAAGGTCGATCAGCCTGCCGCAGGCCCTCAGAAGCCCGCGCAGCGCCCCGACGGAGTGACTGACATCAACTCCCGTCGCGCCCGCCTGACTGGTTAGGAGACCGCGTGCCGCACGTTACCGTGCGCGCCCCCGGTCACGACCGCTCCCGCTCTCTCGGGTGGATGGCGGTCGCATGGATGGAATGGTTCGTTGTTCACGGCCCTGGCGACGTCCAGGGCGAGCCCGTGAGGCACGGAGACGAGTACACCGGTTTCGTTGTGGACTGCTACGCGGTCGACGACCACGGCAAGATGCTCTACGACTCCGCGTTCTTCTCCCGCCCGAAGGGCTGCGACAAGTCCGGACTCGGCGCTCGCATCGGCCTCTTCGAAGCGTTCGGCCCCGCACGGTTCGCCGGCTGGGCTGAGGGCGGTGAGGTCTACCGCGACCCGTGGGGGCTGGGCTTCGAGTACGTCTACGAGCCTGGCGAGCCGATGGGCCGTCCGGTCCGCGTCCCGTACCTCCGCATCATGGCGACGGAGGAAGGCCAGACCGGCAACGTCTACGACACCATCTACTTCAACCTGACCGACGAGGCGTCGCCGCTGAGTCAAATCCCGGGCGTCGACCCGGGCCTTACCAAAATCAACCTTCCTGACGGCGGGGAAATCACCCCGTCGACCGCCTCTTCCTCCTCGAAGGACGGCGGTAAGGAAACGTGGGTCTGCTTCGACGAGACGCACCTTTACAACACCCCCGAACTCCGCCGCATGTACGCGACGGTTACGCGTAACCTCCGCAAGAGGAAGAAAGGCGCGGGCACGTGGTATTTGGAAACAACCACGATGTTCGCCCCGGGGCAAGACTCCGTCGCGGAGCGCACCTACGAGGAAGCCGAAGCGATTCGCGAGGGGAAGAAGAAGCGCGGTCGCGCTCGTCTCCTCTACGACCACCGCTACGGCGTCTGTAAGAACCTGAAAGACGAGGCCGAACTCCGTGCGGCTCTCATCGACTCCTACGGCGATGCCATGGAGTGGATGGACCTGGAAACGCTCGTCGATGACTTCTACGACCTGCGTAACGACTCCGCGGACGGTAAGCGGTACTTCCTCAACTCTCGTACCTCCTCATCCGACTCGTGGATGGAGCCGGACGCGTGGGAAGTCTGCCGCCGGCCGGAGCCGCTCCAGCCCGGTGACCTCGTCACTCTCGGCTTCGACGGCTCGATCCGGGACGACGCCACGGCGCTCGTCGCCTGCCGCGTCTCTGACGGTCACCTCCAGCTTCTAGGAGTCTGGGAAAGGCCCGAAGGGGCTGAAGGCGAAGGCTGGCAAGTCGACCGCGAGGCGGTAGACAACTGCGTCGCCCGCGCTTTCGACCGATACGAGGTATGCGGTTTCTATTGCGACCCGCCGCACTGGCAAGACTACGTGGACAAGTGGACGTCGGAATACGCCGATGGACTCCAGATCAGCGCCACGCAGGCGCGTCCGCTGGAATGGTGGACCAACCGCCCTACGGCCATGGAGCACGCCCTAGACCGCTTCGTAGAGGCCGTCGACGACAAGGCACTCAGCTTCGCCGGCACTGCGAAGGCCGATGATGAAGAGGAGTTCTCCAAGCTGGGCGCCACGCTTACCCGCCATGTCCTCAACGCGAAGCGCCGGCCGATGGGCCGCAACCACATGGGCATCGGGAAGGAACATCCGAAGAGCCCGAAGAAGATTGACGCCGCGATGAGCGCCGTCCTGGCCTACGAATGCCGCGCTGACGCCGTGGCCGCAGGCATTACCAAGCGTAAGAAGAAGTCCGGTCGTCTAGTCGCCTTCTGAGGGAGGTCCGTGAATGCCTGTCGATGCGTCGAAGGTGGAGTCTCCCGGTTGGTGGCTCCAGCGCCTTGGTAAGAAGCTTCTCGACGAGCGGGAGGACAGTGCCGACGCCTTCGGAGAGAAGACTCCAGGGCTCGACACCCTTCGCGACTACGCCGAGGGACGTCCGCCCGTTCCGCACGTCCTAGGAGTCGACCCGCGCGAGGCGCGCGAGTGGATGAAGGACGCTCGTACCAACTGGACAGCGCTCGTCCTCGACTCTCCGACGGAGCGCATGCACGTCGACGGTTTCCGCTTCGGCGACCCGGACGACGACAGCGACGAGGCCCGCAAGGCGGACACGGAAGCTAACCGCATCTGGCAGGAGAACAGCCTCGACGCGGACGCGGACCTCATCCACTACGGCGCTCTCAGCCAGCGTAGGGCCTTCGCCCTCGTCGAGAGGGGCGACGACGGACGTCCCGTCATCACGCACGAGACGCCCCGCCAAGTCGCCGTGGAGCACGTCCAGGGAAGCCGGCGGAAGTTGGCTGCGGGCCTGAAGCTGTGGCGCGACGACTGGACCGGGAACACCCGGGCGACGCTGTGGACTCCAGACCGTGTTTACGACTTCGTGTCGAAGTCGGACCTCGTCACCTTCTCCGGTCGTGCTGCCACACTCCGCGGGTGGGACGCCATGGTGCTTCCCGACGCCTCCGACGGTGATCGGCCAAACGATCTGGGCACGGTCCCGCTCGTTCCCTTCATCAACCGCCGAAACAGGCGCCTGACCGGCTTCGCTGAACACGAGGACACCCTCAGCATTCAGAACCGGATCAACGTTGGCCTGATCAACCTCATGGCGGCCATGAAGTACGGCGCCTTCAAGCAGCGCTGGGCCGCGGGCCTGGAGGTCGGGGAAGACCCGGTCACCGGCAAGCCCATCGAGCCGTTCCAGCTCGACATTCGCCGGCTCTGGACGACGGACGACTCCGAAGTCAAGTTCGGCGAGTTCGCTGCGACGGACCTGAAGCCCTACGTCGCAGCCGTACAGGCGGCCGTTCAGGATCTCGCCGCCATCTCCAGGACGCCTCCGCATTACTTGATCGGGGCCGTCGTCAACGTCTCTGGCGACGCTCTGAAGGCGGCTGAGACGGGCCTGATCTCGAAGGTTCGCGACCGTCAGCGGAGCTTCGGAGAGAGCTGGGAACAGACCATGCGACTCGCCTTCCGCGTCCTGGGCGACGAGGAGAAGGCCACGACGTTCACCGCGGAAACCATCTGGCGTGACCCGGAGTCCCGCTCCATCGCGGAGATGGCTGACGCTGCCGTGAAGAAGCAAGCGGCCGGCGTCCCGTGGCGTCAGCGCATGGAAGACATGAACTACACACCCGCGCAGATCTCTCGCATGGAGATCGACCGGGCGGCCGACGCCATGAACGCACAGACGGCCATGGACCCGACCGCAGAGCCCCCAACCTCACTCGACGACGCTCGCGCTCGACGCGATCAGCGCCCGGTGATCGGACGGGAGGACGACGATGCCGCTGACGCCGCTTGATCGGCGCTACGGCTCCGCCGTCCGGAGCATCTGGGCGAACGTCCTGGGACGGACGAACCGCACCTTCCTGGGACTCGGGTCCTGGCGTGACGCCGACGTTCGTCGGTTCCAGCGCCAGGCCCTCCCCATCATCCTGGCCGGCGAGCGTCAGGTGGCGACGCTGACGGCGTCCTACCTGGAGCAGCTCTACAAGGACGCCGACCCACGGGGCCGACGGGTCCGCCTCGACCTCGACGACGTCACGGGCCAGGCCCTCCGCGGAGTCGACCCCGTCGACGTCTACGAACGCCCCTTCAAGGAGCTACGTGTCGCACTCGCGGATGACGTCGACCTCGACGAGGCCGTCAGCCGGGGTGCTCACCGTCTCGAAACTCTCGTCAAGACTGACTTGCAGCTTGCCCGGACGCACACCGTGCGTGAGGTGTCGGTCGACATGCCGAAGTTCACCTACACCGTTCGTGAGCTGCAAGGCGAGTACGACTGCGCCCTCTGCATCATCGCGTCCACTCAGCGCTACCACAAGCGCAACTTGGCCCCGATCCATCCCGGCTGCGACTGCCTCGTCAAGACGGTCACCGCTGATTACGACCCGGGCCAGGTCATCGACGAGGACACGCTAGAGCGCCTCCACGACCTCGTCGAAGAGGCCGTGGGCAAGGCGGACCGCGGAGGACGAGCGGTCGACTACCGCAAGATCATCGTCGCCAACGAACACGGCGAGATCGGGCCCGTTCTGGGCTTCAAGGGGCAACGGTTCACCGGCCCCGACGACATCAAACTTCCGACCTGACGCCCGCCATGGGCTGACGACTCCCGACAGGGGACCCCGCATGCCTCGACGTACTCTCGCACGCCGCAACGCCCTCCTGACCCTGGCCCACGAGCCGTGGACCCTCTACGAGGACGACCCGGGAGCCGGCGGGGGAGGTGGCGGAGGCGGCAACACCGTGGTCGTCAACGAGCACGGCTATCCCGACGCGACCCCCGTCGCAGACATGACGGCGGAACATCAGGTCGCCTACTGGAAGCACCACGCCCGTAAGCACGAGGCGGCCTCGAAGGCAGGCCCGGACGCTGCGGAGCTGGAGCGCCTCCGGGCCGCTGAGGCGGAGCTGAACTCCCGCAAGGCTGCCGAGATGTCTGAGGCGGAGCGCGTACAGGCGGAGAAGGCAGCCGCGGAGGCCGCAGCCGCCACGGCTAAGGCGGAAGCTGACGCCGCCACCCGCAAGGCACTGCTCCTGGAGATTGCCCTCGACAAGGGCCTGACCTCCGCACAGGTCAACCGCCTTCAGGGCTCCACCAAGGAGGAGCTGGAGGCGGACGCGGACGCGTATCTCGCCGAACTCGGCACCGTCGGCCAGGGCGGCAGCTCCGGCGGCACTCCGCGTTCCGGAGGTGCTCGCGGGTCCGACGTCAACACCACTTCCACCGTGACGGCTGGCGCTGAGCGCTACCGCGCGAAGCACGGCAAGTAACCACCACCTACTACGGAGGGAATCCGTATGGACCTCAGCCTCAAGACTGAGTCGTTCACGCAGGACCGTCGGGACTGGCTGGGGTCCGCCCACGGCACCGACGTTCCTGTGTCCGTCACTCTCGACGTCTCGAAGTTCACTGCCGAGACCCACTACCCCGATGGCTTCATCAAGTCGGGCATCCCGCTGGGCCAGATCAGCGCGACCAAGCTCTACGGCCCCTACGACGACACGGCCACTGACGGCCGGCAGACCCTCGTGGGCTTCCTCTTCACCGCGCAGGACGTAAACGCCCGGCGCGTCGCTTCGACCAAGGTCGTCGGCTCGATGCTCTGGCACGGCGCGATCAAGGAATCCAAGCTCCCCGTTCCCGTGGACGCCAACGGCAAGGCCGATGTCCGCGGCGTCATCGTCTTCGTCTGAGAGGTACCCCTAGATGCAGCTCATCACTGAGTACGCGACTCCGGCGGAGCTGACCGGCTACGCCCGCGAGGCGCTGCGGGACCGGGAGGAGAATCAGTTCTCCCTCAACCGCTGGCTTCCGAACGACACGGTCAACGACCTCGTCTACCGCTTCAACCGCGGAGGCGGTGGCCTTGTGGAGGCGGCTGTCTACCGGGCGTTCGACGCTGAGTCGGACATCGGCTCCCGGTCCGGTGCCGCGCGGGTGACTGGCGAACTGCCGCCCATCTCCCGGAAGTACCCGCTGGGCGAGTACGACCAGATCAAGATGCGCAACGTGGACAGCCAGAAGGCGGAGATCCGCGACGCGATGGAGACGGACGCCGTCAAGGGCGTGACCGCCATCGCGGCCCGTGTCGAGGTTGCTCGCGGCGACGCCATCTTCAACGGCGGCGTGACCATCAACGAGAACCGTGTGTCGGCCGGCGTCGACTTCGGTCGCAAGGCGTCTCACACCGTCACGGCTGCGATTCCGTTCAGCTCGACGGAGACGTCCCTCGCCTACGACTATTTCCAGTCCTGGCTTGACGTCTACAACGACACGAACGGCGACCTGCCCGCCTTCACGCTGATGTCCCGCAAGGCGTACAACTTCCTGCGGCGCAACAAGCAGATCCGGGAACTGGCCTACCGTGGTTCTTCGACCGCCCCGACCGTCCTCACCCGGGACGACCTGAACAACATCCTGGGCGACTTCGACATCCCGCCGGTCCAGATCTACGACGCCAAGGTGTCCGTCGACGGCGTGGCCACTCGCGTGACGCCGGAAGACAAGATCGCCTTCCTGCCCGCTCAGGGTGACGCGCTGGGCAAGACGCTGTGGGGCGTGCCGGTGGAGGCGAACGACCCCCGCTACGGCCTCCAGGGCGACGCTGCCGGCGTGGCCGTTGGCGCCTACAAGAGCGAGGACCCGCAGACCGTGTGGACCCGTGCGACTGCCATCGCCCTCCCGGTCCTGGGTAACCCCGACCTGACCTTCGTCGCCGACGTCCTCTGACCAGAAACGCGAGGCACTCACGCATGGCAACCCTGGCAACGAACGTCCACGTGACGGACGCCGACGGCGTGGCCCACGTGTTCGGCCCCGCGGACGAGGTCCCGACGTGGGCGCAGGCCCTCATCACGAACCCGAAGGCGTGGGCAGTGCCGCCGGTCGCGTCAAACGACTCACGCGACACCGCCCCGCCTGCGAAGCCCGCTGCGAAGCGTGCTGCGCCACGGCGGAAGGCGGGCGGCAGTGGCACTGTTCAGTGAGGCTGAACTCCGCACGCTTCTGAAGCGCCCACTGACGGCAGCCGAGTGCACGCTCGCCCACGACCTCACCGCAGACGCGTTCTACGGTGAGGTGGGGGAGCGGCTGACGGACCCGCCTCAGCGCGGAGTGAAGTCGGTCGCACTGGCCGTCGCCGCACGCATCCTGACGAACCCCGGGGGAGTCCGCAGCGAACAAGCCGGCGGCATGCTCGTCAGCTACGCCGACTCCGAGACGGGTGTGATGCTCTCGGAGGACGAGCGGAAGCGGCTCCGACGGGCCGTCGGCATGGCGGCTGGGGCCTCGTCCCTGGACATCGCTCCGGAGGACTACTGCCCGCCGGTCCGGGTCTGGAGGGCGCAGTGAGCCTGATAGCTCAGGTCATGTCGGAGACGCTCACCATCGAGCGTCCCGGCCCTCCCGTCCGAGACTCCACAGGGTCTGAGGCCCCCGGCCCGCCTATCCGGATCACCGTCGAGAACTGCGCGATCATGAGCCCCTACGGGAACACCGTGGGGTCCTCATCGGAGACGCACGACGCGTCAACGGTCGTCGAGACCCGAAGAATCTTCGCCGCTCCTCTCGGCACCGACGTGCGACCGGCGGACCGCATCCTCCGGGGTGACGAGGTCTGGCAGGCGGAGGGCGAACCCCTCGTCTTCCCCCTGACGTCGCTCGCCCGGGTGGAGATCGTCGTGAGGCGGGTGAGCGGCTGATGCCTGCGACGAGCCGACCGACGTACCGGGGCAGCTACTCCGGCATTGGCCGGATGCTCCAGCGCCCATGGATGCAGCGTGGCGTGCGCAGGTCCGCGGTGGAGATGAAAAACGTGGCGGAGGCTGGCTCTCCACGCGAGACCGGTGAGTACGCCGCCAGCTTCGACGTCGTCCCGATCTTCAAGAACGTGCCCTTCAAGGGCAAGCCCCGCATGCGCGCCGGCGCACGGCTGATCAACACGTCTGACCACGCCCGACACGTCGAGTACGGAAACGGGGAGGCTCCCCGATACGCCGTGCTCCACAAGGCCATTGACACGATGAAGGCGGCCCACGGTGCCTGACATCGAAGCGGTTCTCAACCCGTGGGCGGAGGCGACGACGGGCGTCCTGGCCGGCGCTGAGACTCCCGCGGAGCTGGAGAAGAAGCTCCCACGCATTCGGATCGAGCGAATCGGGGGAGCAGACGAGCGCTTCGGCCAGCACCCTCGCGTGGCCGTCGACGTCTTCGCCGCTACAGCGGACGAGGCGCGGACCCTGGCCAACGACCTGCGTGACGCGCTCCTCTTCCTCCGCGGCCCCGTGAACGGCGCAGTGATCCGGCACGTCCGCTGTGACTCCGCCCCATCTAGGCAGCCGTGGGCGAACGAGCTAGTTCACCGACGGGGCGCCACCTACACCGTGTCCCTCCGGGGCGCGTAGACCACTGACCTTTCGACCCGACGTCCGCCGTGGCGTGCGGGTCCTTCGCATGCCCTGGAGGGCTCATGGCGGACACCCGCGATGCCGATCTGACATTCGGCGCAACTGACTACCTCGTCCACATGGCGGCCGTAAACGCGACGGCGCCGACGGACTTCGCCGACCCGGCGACCCCGTGGCAGTGCCTCGGGTGGGTCACCACCGACGGCGGAACGTTCACCATCGAGGAGGAAAGCCAGGACATCAATGCGGCCGGCTCCCTGGAGCCGATCCGGACCCTGATGACCCGGTCGACGAAGAGTCTTCAGGTCACCTTCCTGGAGGGCCTGAACCCCCTCGTCCGTGCTCTGTATGACAACGTGCCCGTCGAGAGCCTGAAGCCGGACACCACGACCGGCATCGCGGCCTACGACCTCCCCGACAAGCCGAATGACCTCAGGTACAGCTTCATCTTCGACACCATCGACGGTGACAAAAAGTTGAGGTACTACATGCCGAACGGCAAGGTCATCGAGCGTGGCGACGAGCAGCCGCAGACCGAGGACGTCATGTCGGTCCAGATGACCATGCGCTTCTACAAGGGCGCGGCGGGCCTGGCGGCCGTGAAGCGTCTCATCGACTACGGCAGCGCCGACGTGAGCGGCTTCTTCCCGACCGCTCCGTAAATGACTAGCGGGGCCCGTATCTGCGCGGGTCCGGGCCCCGCTTCAGCACCACAACGACCCGCGCAGAACCCCAGAACCACAAGCCGTCATCGTCTGAGAGGCAGACCCGCGCATGTCTGAGACCACCACCCCCGCTGAGGCGCAGGAGATCGAGGCGACGGAGGAATACGCCACGGCCGAACTGTGCGGCGTGGAGCTGCGCGTGAAGAGCGCCCTCCACTGGCGCCCCTCGCACATGCGAGCCCTGCGTCAGAGCGACTTCGACACATGGGCGGCCGGCGTCCTGCACGAGGACGACGTGGAGAAGTTCATCGACCTGGACGCCACCTTCGCCGAGATCTTCGCTTTCGTCGGCCAGGCCAGCGAAGCCGTCGGTGAGCCAGTGGGAAAGTCAACCGCACCTGCGCGGTCCTCGCGCAGCACGCGGAAGCGCTAGAGGCGGATCTACTCCGCTACTACGGGCTCGACGTCCTCGACGTCCACCGGGGCCGTCTGTCCCTGCGCCGGCTGCGGGTGCTGATCGAGCATCTGCCGCCGGAGAGCGCGACGAAGACGGCTATCCGGGCCAGCATCCCCGAGAAGGTGCTCGATGAGCACGCGGACGAAGGACGGCCCGACCTGGCGCCGTGGAGCGGAACAGAGACCCTTCTCGCGTCCGTCAAGGACGAGGTCGTGAAGCTCCGCCTGGCGCTGATAGCCGTCAACGGCGGCAAGCCGGGGGAGTTCCAGCCGACCCCGCGCCCTGGCATCCCACCGAAGCAGAAGGCCAAGCCCAAGCGGCTGACCGATGAGCAGCGCCGCGTCCTAGACCCGCGGCTGAGAAACCAGCCGGAGAAGGAGGCGTAGCCCATGGCCGGTGGCCTGGACATTGTCGGGACTGTGGGTGTGGACGTCGTCCCCGTCGCCCCGCTCTTCCACGAGAAGCTGAAGGCGGTTGCACTCCCCGCAGCCCGACAGGTCGGGGAGGAGGCGGGCCGGCAGTTCGGTGACGCCATGTCGCGTCACATCACCGTCGCTATCCCGTCCGCCATCAACAACGGCGGACGGGCGGCGAGAACAGCGTCAACGCGACAAGGTGACGACAACGCGGGAGCGTTTGGACGCGCTTTCAAGAGCCGTCTTCAAGTCGCGTTCCGTTCTCTTCCACGGCCCGATATCCGTCTTTCGACAACGGGATTCGATGCGGATCTAGCGCGCGTCCGAGCGCGAATGGAGACGCTCTCCAACAAGCGCATCGGCGTCGACGTCGACGTGGCTGCTGCTGCTGCGGAGATCGAGTCCATCGACGCACAGCTTGCGGCACTGGGCTCGCGCTCCCCGAACATTCAGGTCCGCGCGGACATCGCCACGGCGCGCGCTGAACTTGCCGCGATTCAGCGCCAGATAAACGACGTTGACCGGGACGACGTCAATATCCAGGTCCGGGCGAACACCGCCCCCGCCATGGCGTCGCTCCTGGCCCTGTCCGCGACGCTCGCGGGTATCGCCCTTCTCCCCGTGATTCCGATTGCTGCCGCAGGCATCGGCGCCATTGCGTCGGCCGCCACGGTGGCG